GCATTGAGTCCGATCTAACTAAATACACTATATTAGGAATAGAGAACGATGCCAACCGTAGTACAATTTAGACGAGGAACTACCGCTCAAAATAACAGTTTTACTGGTGCAGCCGGAGAAATCTCCGTAGATACTACGTTAGGCACAATAAGAGTGCATGACGGGTCAACTGCTGGTGGTGCAACCATTGTTAACTCAACCTCTGCACAAACACTAACAAATAAAACCATACCTTACATTCCCGGCACAACAGTAATTGGCGGCACGGGCAATCTTGTGGCCAATGCTACTACTACCAGTACAAGCACCACTACAGGCGCACTGGTTGTGCCCAATGGCGGGGTTGGTATCGCAGGTAACTTGTACGTCGGTACAAATGCTGTCATTGCCGGCAACTTAACTGTACAAGGTAACACAGTCAGTATCAGCTCGTCAACATTGAGTATCCAGGATCCGATCATCAACTTGGGCACACCAGCAGACCTAACCGCATTGACTGTAGCAACCACAAGTGACATTGGCTTGAAATTCCACTACTATGACACAGCTGATAGTGCGGCATTCCTTGGTAGAGCTACCTCAGACGGAACTTTGGTTTGGTACAGTCGTGGCACAGATAGTGCCAACGTGTTCACTGGCACAGTATTAGGAAATGTAAAAGTTGGCTCAATGCTAGTGGCTAATACTACTGCAAGTACTAGTACAACAACTGGTGCTGTGCAAATAGCAGGCGGCGTAGGCATTGCAGGAAATACTTATATTGGTAACAATTTAGTATCGGGAACAGTTCCAATTTTACGCAGTAGTAGTGTAACCTCTACAATTGCCACAGCACCCCAAGCAATTGACTGGTTTGGCAGTAGTGTATATCGTACGGGCAAATATGTTGTTAGCACTACAGATGTTACCAATTCTTGGTATCAATCAGTAGAAATTATCCTAGTCCAGGACGGGACTACTAGCACAATTACAAGTTACGGCTTAATTTCTACTTCAGGTAATACTAGAATGACTTTTACGTCAAACATCATGGCTGGCAATGTGATATTATGGGCCACTGGAGTCAGTGCCAATAACACAGTAAAACTCGATAAAAAGCTGATACCAGTATAAGATACAGTTTTTTAAATAAATACAGTACAACGGAATAAAACCATGCAAAAAATTAAACCAATATTTAGATCAGAGTACTCAGGAGAAGATATAGTATCTGCACTAACCTATACCGATGGAAACTGGGTACGCCAAGTTGAATCAGTACCCAATGCTGTTTTTAACAGTCAAATTTCCAACAAGGCAGTGGTATTGGGCAACGGCCCAAGCAGGACCGAGTTATACCCACAAGGTAATCTGTTTGGTCTGCTAAATGATCATAGAGGCGGATTATTGGCCTCGGGTAGATTACAGACTTATGGCTGTAATGCTATTGTGCGTGACTTTATGCCCGACTTTGTTGTGGCCAACGACGAAGTTGCACAAGAACTAGTCAACAGTGGCGCATGTGACAAGACAATTATTTATGGAACTGCTGCAATGGTGTTGAGCTATCCGGGTAAGTTTTATCTAGTACCGCAACAGCCTTCATATGACATGGGGGCAATTGCCGCATACCTTGCCTGCTTTGATGGACACCAAACAGTTTATCTAATGGGATTTGATTGCTATGATGAGCATACAAATCACGCACTATATAATGTTTACATGGGCACAACAGGCTATCCTACAAATCTTGATTCAAATACTGAAGTATTCTTTACTAAAACATTGAGCATGGTAATGAACACTTATCCAAACGTGGATTTTGTTCGAGTAATGCCCACTGCAACTTATTCCATGCCCGATGCTTGGAAGTATCAATTGAACTTACGTCAGATTAACTTCCACGATTTTGTTCGTGAAGTAGACCTATAACACAGTCTCTAGAGTTCGTATTTTATCTATTACACTAGAGAACTTGAATGTTCTCCACACCCCGGGATGTAATGGCTTGGGGTAATCATCTAGTTTAACCCAACAATATCCCCTATGCTCGTGATTTAGTATGGGCACAAACTCTTCATCTACATTAATGACATAGGTATGGTATTCAAATTTGCTGGTGTCGCTGGTAAATTTTTCGATAGGAATAAGTTTAGCATCTCGAATGGTACCGCCTAACTCTTCGGCTATCTCCCTATTGAGCCCTTCAACTACAGTTTCGCCTGACTCAATTTTGCCGCCTACTAGACCCCATGAGCCAGAATGGCGCCCGCCATCGCGTAGTAAAAAAAGATATCTGTGTGTGGCCCTGCAATAAATTAATGCACCTGCACTTATTAAATTGACAGCATCCACTCGCCGGTTCGGTACACTCCGTCGTAACTCTTTGTCCATTGTTGATCTTGCCATTTGTATTGAATTCCGGTTGTTAAGTTAGTAACGTAGTTTAACACATCTATGTCCTGACTGTCAAACACAACAGTCCAATGTACCCCATTATATTGGATAATGTCATTGGCATTGGCAACCAAGTCTTGGGTATCACTGCCTTGCCATGCGGCATTCATTTCAGTTGTGCTATCAATGTTATTGACTATTAAGTACCTGGTACCAGATGCGGGTTGCGTTATACTGCTGTTAACATTGACACTCTGAGGATTAATTATGGCATTAATAGGATTTAGTGTGTTTGCTGGTAGTGTATCGTTAAATGGACTATATAATAACAGACCAGAGTCTGTAGGGTGCGAGGCCACAGTACCTATTACTTCACTGCCATCTGGCTGCATGAGTCTTATTTGGCTGCTGCCGCTGATAAATTTTCCATATTGATCTAATAATGGAGCCCAAGCTGGATTTGTTGCACTAATAACGGTGTCGTCGACAGAAAAATTATGATTAACTATATCTTCTGGTTTTAATAATTTTAATATGTTGCCACTGGTACTAGTAGTTAATACTACCCCATAGTTGCCGACAGTAGTTACTACTTGACCCAACGACTCAAGGGTTGATAACCCCTCCATATTGGTGATAACTGCCTGTATAACACCCATCTTTTTAACTTTGATATTTGTACTAATCCAAATTGGTAGCTCAAACGTCATTGATGCAACATCTATGGCTTCTTCCCCGCTCGACGGTACAGTACGACTACTCCAGCTCACGTCAGTCAATTGTGCGTAACTTAAACTGGTCCAATCAATATAGTTGTCGGTACTTTGTATTTCCATCGTAGGATTAAACATTGTGGTCAGCTGTTCAATTAACTGTAATTTTTGTTCCGTGTTACTGGTCCATACATCCATTTTAAGCGTTAACTTAAAGGGGCTTGGCATCATACGTTCTACAGTATATGCCTCGCCTTGTCCATTGTCATATGTACCGGTGACTGGGTCATAGTGGCGTTGACGTATCTGCATGGTCTGTACCAGACTGGGATCTTGTAAACGTGTTAAGTCGTATGCTAGTCCACTGATATAAACAGCCATTGCAGGAACTGCATTAAGCGTGTTCTCGCTATTGTTACGCAGAATTTGCGCCACTTGTCTGCTGGCATCTCCGTACATGACAGGTACCCGTTGATACCGAGTAACACCGTTACTGTCAGCACCAAACTCCACATAGAAATTTGATACCATACGTATAAATTGACTTACAAAACGGCGTATTTGGCCGTCATAAAAATAGTTACTAGGTGCGGTCATTAATTATCTGCCTTGGGGGTTAGTGCGTTACTTAAACTTTGTTTTACTGGCACTGTAACGTTACTACCATTAACAAATGATCCTGATGCATTTACAAATGTGCCTAGTTGCGTAATATCACTAGTACCGCGAGTCAATGAAGTACGTTGTGCATCATTTATTGCAACCCAGCGCGATCCATTATATCTAAATACACGATTTGGTAAGTAGTCTGTACGTAGGAAATAAGTACCAGTGGTGGGACTTGTTGGGAATACAATACCAGTATTCATTGGCAAGCCATTGGGTGCAGTGGTATCACCAGTTAAGTATCCCTTAATTGGGGTATCGGGTGTTGGAGCCGCGTCATCGGGTGTGGTGCCGTCTGGAGTCAACGGCTTGTTATAGAAACTACTTGTATCATATCCAGATTCTGGAACGTTACTTTCTGCTTCTTTAATAACAGCATCGTTGACACGTAGGTTAATATCTAGCGTACTTAACAACTGCCCAATTGGAGTAGTACCATCACTGCCTTTAAGATTGTTAAGTATATCTTTGTATTCTTGACTATCTACTAAAGGATTAAGTTTAACACGCCATAAATGAGGCCACCAGCTGGGGCCAAATCCCTCTGCTGCCATACTGGCATCGCCTACAACATAAAAACGTTTTAGGGCTGCAGGCACATCTTGATTCAAAGCATCATAGTCAGTTAAGTGTTGTAACTCTAATACATCACCACTCATTAGTTTACGACCAATTTGGTCTACCATGTCACGTAAGTGGAAGGTCATAAACACCGTGCCAGTGGCTAGAAACAATCCAAATTGACTTAGGTCAAAGTCTTGATCGGCACGTTGGTATAAGCCTCGCATCTTGTACACATCTTGGTCATACTTGCGGTCTCTGTTTTCTAACCATAGTAAGTCTTGTATGTTTTGTTCACTTTGATTTGTATAACTGGGACGTGCGGCCGTAGGACTAATACCTACAGAGACCCCAATTCCTAATGCCGAAGTGGTATTTGCGCTAATTGTAATAGTTGTAGCATTCTTGGCAACAACCGTAGAATTTAACAGGACACCTGTAGCGGTTACAGTATCGCCTAAATTTATTGCAGTTGTGTCGGGTAAGTGAATAACTGGCCCAGGTGCATTTTGCGCCGAAGTGGTTACTTGCTGAACACCTTGTGCAGTTGGGCCTAGATATTTGTGGCACAATATACCCGTACCACCAAGGGTAAACATTTCGCTGATTCGACGATCCATGAACTTGTAATCGTTCGTATGTTTGCCGTCTTTCCATAAACTTAATCTTGCCACGTGAATTCCTAGATTATTATGTATTTACCCAATTTGACACCTAACGGTTTTTCTAGTATAATAAGGGTATGCAGGAAAAACACCAGGCTTTACATGATCGTTTAGATGCTTGTCTAACGGCCATGCAAAACATAAAAGATATACGTGCTCGAAGCACTATGTTCAAATTCTATAAAAACTGCAGGATCACGTGGGTCTTTTTGGACCAAGAAATGGTGAATTGCAGACGGCAGAAACGAGTAACACTAAAGTATACAGAATTAGAGGCTGAATTCGTAGAGAACGTACACACATTTGAGCAGTGGTTGCTAATGGCAACACTAATGTACTAACTTGACAAATAATGATTTTGGTACTATAATATGTTTTTAGTTAGCAATAAAGGAGTTTGAAAATGAGTTATATGGCCACTGTCCGTGCATTTGCAGAAGATGCCGCTAGATCTAAAGTTTTTGGAGGACAACGCCGTCTTCAAAGTTACGGTCAAACCAGTTACATGCTGGGCGTAGGTATTGTGCGTTTTCGCAATGCCATTGACAAAGTAATGCCACAATATGTTGCAAAATTTGAAGCAGAAAAAATTGCAAACCATATTCGCTATTTAGAAAAGCAGGGTTATACAGTCGTTAAAAACACAGAAACAGTAGGAGCCTAAAAATGGATCCAGTTGTCATAGCCGTAATCGTTTTCGTAGTCATTGGCATTGCAAAATGCTGGATCATAACTAAACTTTAAGGAGTCTACAGTGAATATTAGATCTTCTGTTGCAGGCATTGCGGCCGTTGGAATCCTAGTTTTTCTGGCGTTATCTTTTTATTCTTGCTATTTAAGATTTACAACCCAAGATGAATATTTTGGTTGGCTCTGGAACTGTAGTCCGCAAGTTCAATATGTAACTGGTTGGGCGTTGGCTATTGGATTTATTTCGGCATGTTTATTGGCAAGTATTAACTCTAAAGGAGAGTAAAAAAATGGGAACACGTAGTCGTATTGCAGTTATGCACGGTGATGTTTGTAAGAGTATTTATTGTCATTGGGATGGCTATTTAGAACACAACGGTGAAATCTTGCACGAATACTATGACAGCTCGAAAGCAAATCGATTGATTGTATTAGGCAACATGAGTAGCCTGCGTCCTGAAATTGGCGAGAAACACGCCTTCAGCAAGCTCGATCCAATTGGCAATGAAGTGCCGGAGTATAACGAAGATTGGTGTACCTTTTACGGTCGTGACCGCGGCGAAAAGGGCACTGAGTGGCAAGTGGCACACACGTTTGCGGAGTTCATAGAACAAGCCGAATCATGTGGCGCAGAGTATTACTACATCATGAAAGATGGTGTTTGGTATGTGGGTTCCATGTACGGATACGAACAACATGGCTTGACCAAGCAAGGGGTAACACCTTTGAAAGAGGCATTAGAAACAGTAAAGGACAATGCATAATGGCAACAGTAGCCGGAATTAAAATTAAAAACAAAGCACCGCGACAAGTTCGTGTTGCGTTTGCAGATGAAAAATACACAGGTACTGAACCTGAATGGACGGCAGAAGCCGCGGATTGGGATAACGAAAAGTTTGACAACCGGTTGCGTAAGAGTTTTTACTACTACAATTATTACTACAGTCAAAAGGACTGTAAGAAGTATGTAATTGATTGGCTACAGAAAAACAGTAAGTTAAGTATTGAAGAAGTCAAGGCATTTAATCGTGCTGGCGATAGACTGCTACCAATGACAGTATGCAGTTTAATTATGGCACACCGCAAAGGCATGCCGTTCCGTGGACGTCATATTGAGTTTATTATTGACAGCGTGATGGATGTTATCAGTAAAGCAGAACCCGAAGAAATACAGGTCGTTGCCACTGCTGAACAAGTGTATAATCGTCCCACTATCCAAGACCGTTTGTCAGAACGCACAAGTGAGATCATTGGTGAACTTGAGGGCATCTTTGATGATGTTGCGACAGGGGTTAAAAACCCAACTCGACTATACGACTTTTTAGTTGCCAATAATGTGGTGCAAAGCCAATTAGGCAAGTACGAAGACTTATATAAGACTCGCCGAGCAGAACTTGAACTAGCACAAAGTAAAACAGATGCTCAGGTCACAGAGGGTTACAAGCATCTTAAGGCCGCAGACTTTAAGCGTATTACGGGTTGGATTGATGACTTGCTTGCGGCAGTGGAACAGTATCGTGGAGTTAAAAAGGCCACGAAAAAGGCTCGTGTTAAGAAAGCACCTAGTAAAGAAAAGGTGATCAGCAAACTCAAATATTGCAAAACTGATGCAGTACTTAAACTAGTTAGCATTAACCCTGCAGACATTGTGGGCGCTAGTGAACTTTGGGTGTACAATACAAAGTCACGTAAGTTGGGCAAGTATGTAGCGGCCGCATATCAAACACTAACAGTCAAAGGTACAAGTCTAGTTAACTTTGATACAGATAAAAGTGTGTGCAAGACACTAAGAAAGCCCGAAGAAAAACTCAAAGAGTTTGCAAAAGCCGGAAAGATTCAATTACGTAAGTTCTTAGATGACGTCAAAGCAACCGAAAGCAAAATGAACGGACGCATGAACGCAGACATTGTGTTACTTAAAGTAGCCTAAAACCCCGAATCCTGTTATAAATAACATATAACAGGATTCTTCATGAGCGAATATACAGTACCCGATACTACCCCAGTAAAAGACAGTAATCTGACGGCTTTTAACAGCCTTCCTACAAAGAGTCTATTCGATGCTAATACCGGCACAGGGTCTGGCCCAATTGCTTTTGATACTACAACATTACCTACAAGCGATAAAAAACGTGCAGAAATTGTAGACTATGTGCGTATGCGGTTGGGCGACGGCTTAGTAGATGTTGAACTAGAACAAGAACACTATGAAATGGCCATTAACCAAGCCCTGGTCAAGTATCGTCAACGTGCTCAAAATAGCACAGAGGAAAGTTATTGCTTCTTAGACCTATTGCCCGAGACACAAGAATACATACTACCTAAAGAGATTATGACAGTACGTGCGGCATATAGACGCGGTATTGGAAGTGTGACCGGCACCACTGCAAGTATGTTTGAGCCCTTT